TTTGCAGACAACAGCAAGACTGGAACATACCAGGATGCAAAACTGACTATTGCAGGTGCTGATGGATATGTCAGTGCATTTGCATACAGTGAAGATTTTGACTGGTTGTTCCTTGCTTCTGAAACCAGTGGTGGTTCTGCACTTCCTGTTGGTGATTATTTCTATCAGAACAAAGCTTCTTCCCAGTACACGGTTGCTAAGTTGGGCGGTAGTTGGGCTTATTCCTCTTGGGCGGGCGGTTTCTCTTGGAGTGTGAATGGTGCTTCGTCTTATCGTAATCGTATTATCGGCGGTCGCTTGCTGTATGCACCTGCATCTGCTGCATAATAAGCACCAACTTTGCTATTAAAATGATATTATGGGCAATTTGTGCTGATTCACTGAAAAGGCACATCCACAAAACAATGAAAAAGTCAGCAAGAACCAGTTGCTAAATTGGGCAGTAATTGGAATAATTCCTCTAAAGCAGGCAGTTTCTATTGGAATGTGAATAATGCTTCGTCTAATCGTAATCGGAATATCAGCAGTCACTTACTAAATGCATATAAAACCAAGAAGCACCTTGAACATCCAGTTCAGGGTGCTTCTTAAATGTGAACACATTGCCCTGGCACTTGCCAAAACATAAAAAGAATGAAAGGTTGTATTGGTAAAGAAAATCTTTAGAAACTTGAAGGTTGACTTGAAGATTTGACCATTCAAATGTGCATACAAATGAAACGATATGGAAACCTATATGCAAGAATCTATGATATGGAAAATCTGAAGCTTGCACACCAAAATGCAAAGAAAGGAAAAGGGTGGTACAAGGAAGTCAAGATGGTTGATTCAGACCCTGAAAAGTATCTGAAGGAACTTCAGGACATGCTAATCAACAAGACTTACAACACATCAGAATATGAAACATTCATCAAGAAGGATGGTGGAAAGGAAAGACTGATTTATAAGTTGCCTTATTTCCCTGACAGAATCTGTCAATGGGCAATCTTGCAGGTCATTGAACCCATCATCCTGAAAACACTTACTGATGACACATATTCTGCTATTCCCAAAAGGGGAATCCACTTGTGTCTGAAGAAAGTCACACATGCTATGCAGACAGATGTTCCTGGTTGTCAGTTCTGTCTGAAGTTGGATGCAAGGAAATACTATCCATCAATTGACCATGACATCCTGAAAAGAAAATACAGACATCTATTCAAAGATGATGACTTGCTTTGGTTGCTTGATGAAATCATTGATTCAACACCAGGTGACACAGGAATCCCAATTGGGAATTATATTTCACAGTACAGTGGGAACTTCTATCTGTCATCTTTTGACCATTGGATAAAAGAAGTCAAACATGTGAAGCATTATTTCAGATACATGGATGACATTGTGATTTTCGGTGAAACCAAGGAAGGGTTGCACAAACTGAAGAAAGAAATTGATGAATACTTCAGGAAAGAACTGAAGTTGGAAGTCAAAGGAAATTGGCAAGTGTTTCCTTCTTATGTCAGGGGTGTTGACTTTGTTGGTTATAGGATTTTCATGAACTTCAAGTTGTTGCGGAAATCCACCTGCAAACAGATGAAAAAGAAACTAAACAGGATAAACAAACACAGGTTGGAAGGAAGAACAATGACCTATTCTGAATGGTGTTCAGTCAATTCTTATAAGGGTTGGTTGATACATTGTGACAGTTTCAGGTTGCAACAGAAGTATATTGCACCAGTTCAGAAATATGCTGATGCATACTACCAATTCAAAATCAAGAATAAGAAAGGCGGTAAAGTCATATGAAAGATTATGGAAGAACAAGAAGCACTGTCAGACCTGAAGAAAAGGTTATTGATGAATTCAGTGTGTGGATTGCATCTGACATTGAAGGTGTGTCTGAAGCAGGAACTGATGACCAGGAAGGATTCACTGGTTTTGAATACAACCTGGTTCAGTATGACAAGGATGAATACATCAGTATGATTGATGACAAGAATGCATCCCTTGAACAGCAGATGACAGACACACAGCTTGCACTTTGTGATGTCTATGAAATGTTAGGTTAAAGAAAGGACAGGTGAATCAATATGGCAGCAGTATATGCAGACCTTATCATGAAAGGCTTGAAAACAATTGATGATGTTCCAAAGAAGTTGAAAGCTGATGTTCTCAAAATCCTTGAAGACAGGGGTTGGGTTGGAACTGAAGGTGACAATTGATGCTTTGGTTCATCATCAAATTATTGTGCAGAAAGGATGTGATTCAAATGGCAGTGGTTTATGCAACTTTAATCATCAAGGGCAAGAAGACCATTTCTGATGTACCTGAAAGAATCAGGGAACAGGTGAAGCAGATTCTTATTGACCTTGACCTTCCTGAACTTGCACAGGAATAATGCAAGAAAGCACCTGACTTGGTGAAATGCCTTGTCAGGTGCTTTTCATATTGCAACTGGAAAGGAAGGTGAAAAGAGTTATGGAAGATTTGACACTTGGATTGGTCTTCACAGCAGTTTTTGCTTCCCAAGGTCTTTGGGCATTGATTTTATATCTTGTTCAGAGAAAGGACAAGAAGAAAGACAGAAAAGCTGAAATCCTTGACCATCAGTCAAAGATGCTGCTTGGTCTTGGTCATGACAGAATCATCTGTCTTGGGAAAGAATACATTGCAAAAGGTTCAATTTCTGAAGATGAATATGAAAACCTGAACAAGTATCTTTATACACCTTACAAGGCTTTAGGTGGAAATGGAACTGCTGAAAAGATAATGGATGAAGTCAAGAAGCTTCCCATTGAAACTGATTGAAAAAGGAAGGTGAAAGAAATGATAAATTGGAAAGTCAGAATCAAGAACAAAAACTTTTGGCTTGCAATCATTCCTGCTGTCCTTCTGCTTATTCAGGCAGTTGCAGCAGTCTTTGGTTACACAATTGACCTTGGTGACCTTGGGAACAAGCTGATTGTGGTTGTCAATGCAGTCTTTGTTGTTCTTTCCATTCTTGGAATTGTTACTGACCCCACAACTGAAGGAATCAGTGACAGCACACTTGCATTGACTTACAAAGAACCTAAAAAGAAAGTGTGATGCTTATGGATGAAAAAGAGAAAATCATAACAACTGAAGAAGACCTTTGTGCTGAAGCACTTGATGAACTGTCCAATGGAAAGGGGGATGATGAAGATGCAGAAATTCAGTAATAGTCCACTGGTGTCCTATGTTAAGTTATCCCCAAACAACAGTGGTCAGAGAAACAAGGATATTGACATCATCACACCACATTGTGTGGTTGGTCAGTGTTCTGTTGAAACCCTTGGAAACATCTTTGCACCTACAAGCAGACAGGCATCTTCCAACTATGGAATAGGTGTTGATTGCAGGGTTGGAATGTATGTTGAAGAAAAGAACAGGTCTTGGTGTACATCATCCAGTGCAAATGATAACAGGGCGGTCACCATTGAATGTGCATCTGATGCAACAGCACCTTATGCTTTCCATGAAGATGTTTATGCAAAACTTGTTGAATTTTGCACTGACATCTGTCAGAGAAACGGAAAAAAGAAGCTGCTTTGGTTTGGTGACAAGGCAAAGACCCTTGCATATAAACCTGCATCTGATGAAATGCTTCTGACAGTTCACAGGTGGTATGCAAACAAGTCCTGTCCTGGTGATTGGATGTATGCAAGAATGGGTGACCTTGCTGAAAAGGTGACCAAAGCACTTGGTGGAACTGTCACACCTGAACCTTCAGTGAACAGTCTTCCTTCCTGTCCTTTCAAGGTGCAGGTCATCATTGATGATTTGAACATCAGAACTTCACCTGGTATGGGTGACAATCTGACTGGAAATGTCACAGGAAAAGGAATCTTCACCATTGTGGAAACAAGTGGTGGATGGGGCAGACTGAAATCAGGTGCAGGATGGATTTTCCTTGAAAATCCTTCTTATGTGACCATTCTTGGAACATCTGCACCACAGGACACCATCAAACCTGCAAAGGTCATTGATGCACCTGCAACCACTGAAGCTGACCCTGACAAGGTGTGGGAAATTCTTTCTGCATTCATTGGAAATGATTATGGTGTTGCAGGTCTTATGGGAAATCTTTATGCAGAATCTTCCCTGGTTGCAAACAACCTTCAGAACAGCTTTGAAAAGTCCTTGAAGATGACTGATGCAGAATACACATCCAAGGTTGACAATGAAACCTATGATAATTTTGTCAAGGATTCAGCAGGATATGGTCTTGCACAGTGGACATGGTGGTCAAGAAAACAGGCACTGCTTGAATATGCTTACAGCAAGAAA